GATTACTTATTTAATGGTGCACCAGTTGATAAAGATGGTATACTTGCATTTCTAAGTGCATTTGTTGAAAAAGAAAAAACAAAGAACCCAGAAGCATATGCAAAATCAATTGCTGCTACAGGAGGTGCAGATGGATCAAAACCTAATGTTAATGGAACAGGAACACCAGGAACTAGCTCATATGATTCTACATCCAAACCTCAAGCTACTGGAACTACTACACCATCAAGAGCTAGTAGAGATCTACCATCTGGAGCAAAAAGAAGAAGAGGTTTAACATCACCTATGGTTGATACACCAACTCCAGGACCTACATCTCAAGTAGATCCTGAGTATATGGATGAAGCTATGATTGGTGACATGGCAACTGTTGCTGCACCAGTACCAGATGCTGCAAGAATAACTCCTGGAACTGTATCAGCAAAAGCAGCTATGGTTCAACAGGCCGCAATGAGACAATCAGCTGATGGTGGTAACAATATCACAATCAATAAAGCTGGTGATATACAAAACAATATGTCTGGAGGCGGTGGAGGAGAATCTCCAGTTATAGTTCTGAAGTCCCCCTCCAATATGCCACCTATAGGCTCAAAGATTGCCTATGGTATGGGATTATAGACTATTCGTCTGCTAACTTCTTAAAGAAAGACAACCCATCATCATCGTCATCATTGGATTGTTCATCCCATGGTGCTGCAGATGCTGCTGGTTGTTCTGGTGCTGCCTGTGGTGCAACTTTAGCTTCAGATAGTTCATCAGCTGTAATAGTATTGGCAGTCTCACCACCCAAACCTAATACACGATATAGTTTAGTTTTGAGTTCATCATAAGACTTGAAGTTCTTAGGATCAACCAACTCTTGTAGTGGTTTGAGTTGATTGTAGATACTTTCTAACTTATCATCTGGTATTTCAGATGGTGAATCAAACTCAGACTTATCATAGTTGCGATAGCCTTCCACATTACGTATCTTGAGTCTGAAGTTAGCACCCTCTCCAAGAGAGAATGCATCTACTTTCTGTTCATCTTCAAACTCTGGCATAGCTGCATCATTGATCTTATCAAAGATCTTCTTGCCAAACTTATACAAGAATACTTTGCCTTCATTATCTGGATTAGATGGATCCTTAACTACAAGGATGTTAGAAATGAAAGAGAGACGTCTCTTAGTCTTTTGTCGTACAAAAGTCTTATCTGCTTCTGTACCAGAGTTCCATAACATAGAGTTATACTCAGACACAGGACAGGTTTGATTGATTGTAGTAAGTGACTTCTCTATGAACCATCCACCAGGACCTTGGAATCCATGATCCCAGATACGAACAAAAGGTACTTCTGAATCTGGAGCTGGTAAGAATCTGATGATAGCTGAACCATTACCAGACTTATCAACTTCAGGTTTCCAGAAACCATCATCATCTCGACGTGGTCCTTTGTCTGTAAGTTTAGATAGTTCTTCTGTCAGTTTATCTATGTTAGACTGACTATTCTTTTTCTTCCATTGTGCAAGCGACATGTAAATCTCCTATGTGCGTTGTGTTGCGATATATGCGTCTTATTCAAATCGTTCCATAATATACGACTTATACTTAGATAAGTCAACATTATTTATAAAAAACGGCTGGTAGTTTTCAGCCTTCTTTCTAAGGTCTTGCCAGACCATATCCAGACCAAGTTTCTTGGTCCAGTAATCATAGAATGGTGTTAGTGTGTTCATAATAATCATAGTTTCAACACCAACATCTTCTCTGATAACTAATCTCATAAGATATGGATGGGTTCCATCTTTAACAAGTATGTTTTCATCATACAAATCTTTCATCTTCATGAGGTCTTGTTTGAACATATATGTCATACTCTGTTGTCTCTTCTGCCAATTGGCATACACAGCATGAGTTTCTAAATTGTTCACATCACCAGGCCAGAAGTTAATGTTTGCCAACATATTAGCTAACATAAAGCTCTCAGCATCTTTGAGCTTTGATAGCTTATGGAAGAACATCTTATCTCTTCTAACTTCAAACCTTGAGTGTTCTACGTTTTTGATTTTACCTTTATACTTGAAAATATCATAGTCTGACGTGAAATGTCTCTTCAATGCCATATACTTTTGATATGTTTCGTGAGCATTCATAATGGTAAGCGAGCTCCTTTTGTTTTTAGAAGCCGAAGATCTTCAGCCTCGTTTGCAATCTTAGCTTTTAGAATTTGACTACTCTTGATAAGTGAAGCAGCAGTCTCAATCTCTATACCATTCTTCTCAACATAATACATTACAGCATCAAGATAGTCAATAGTTTTTTCTTTGACTATCTTTTCAATCTCCATTGCAAACTGAGATGGAGTATTTATCTTTAGCTCTATCATCGATAAAACTTATGATCTTGAATTGTTATTGTATGTTCCAAATGTTTACTCCATCTTGGGTTTACTTGTGTGGTATGATAATGTGTAGCACCATTAGTAATACTGATACCTTCATCTTGTAGTAACTTAAATTGTGAATATGCAAACACAACTGATGGAACTATCTTCTTTCTCCAGGTAATAGATCCTCGTAAGCCAGTAGTGTCATCACTCTTACCATCACACCAGTAAGTAAATTGACACTTCCATTTTACAGGAACAATCTTACCTCGTTTTTTCCACCACTTATTCAAAGGTCCTTGATGAACCACACCACATACAGTATTGGGATATCTTTCACTCTTTACTCTATTGAAAATAACTTCTGCAACACCAAGTATACCTAATAAAGGTTGGTTGCCAGCTTCAAAGAATAAAGCCTCTGCTAAGCATTCTCTCTCTGTAAATTCTTTTTCTGTGATTTCTTCACTAGCAAAAGAAGCTCCAGCTAGAACGGCTCCAGCCAAAGCACCTACCATCACTCTCTTTAACATTAAACAATCCTTTGCCAATCAAAACATAACAATCGTTTCTTAAACTTACGATCTTTATTATCGTTCCTTTTTGTGACAAAGTCAACACATTTATTCAAGTAACCAACATGCTCAGTTATTTGATTCAAATATGATTTAGTTCTATTTGGCATCTGAACATGGATATCAAACTCTTGTTCAAGATCTGGATGAAACAGGAAATGTTCATATTTTTCTTTATCTATCGACAAGAAAAACTCTTTATCACCATGTCTCATACCAGCAAATTCCATATCATATCCACCAGAAGACCAGAAACAAGGCTTACTAATCAACCAAACATTAGGATGTGCAACCCATTTCAATAACTTTTTTGGATCAAATAATTCATAATCTTCTGGGTTATCATAGTGATCAAACCGTACCTTGAACACGTAAAATTGATCTTCATGTAGCTTTGTATTCACCATAGCATTAAGAAGTTCTTCTTTAAAATAAACATCTATATCAATCAACCAGTTCCAATGAGTCTCTGATTGTAGCATAGCAAGATTTCTACAACCATGATTATTGAATCCAATATCTTGCTTTACAGTAAATGCTTTCAGATTGAACCTATGTTCATATGCTTTCACAACATCTTCAAATATACCTTTGTCTGGAAATGCATCGTTCATAAATTGAACAGTAATTTTTTCCTTGAGGGTATCATCTATGTTTGAAAAGAAATCACAATGATGTATAAGTTTATCTACTTGGCCATAATAAGTTAATGATATTGTAATATCATTTTGGTCTTCAAAGTTCCAAGCTACATCATCTATAAGTCTTGTTTTCATGAATTCATCTTAAACTTATACTTTATCCACTCTTGTGCATATCTTGTATGATAATACTCACCACCAAACCATGGACCACCTTCTGTGTAATGAATTGCTTTTGGATCTGTCATATGGTAATATTGATCAAGACAATTCCATTCCATAGGTATAGAACCAATCTCACTGTCGTCCAACCAAGCAAGATGATGGAAGTCTAAACCTGGTAGATGGTTATTCAGATAATCAGGCTCCAATATTTTATTAGATGGATGTTCATTGTTGAATAATATCAACGATGCCCAGTTCTTTCTCTTTGATCTATGTTGTGCAATTCCATCCATTTTGATATCACCTTTTGGTAAGTACTCAGGATGTTGTACTACACTAACAGCTTTTCTAGTATCAATGTGCTTTAATATCTCTATAGGATGTGCTAGAAAGAGAAAATCACAGTCAACAAAGAGGCTAAATCCCTCGAAGTCGCAGAGATATGGACACCAAAATCTAGTGAATGTAAAATCTGTAGACTGAGGCTCTCCATGGTCACGTTTATACTCCTTTATTTCAGTTGATCTAAGTTGAATAATATCTGGATAGTCATCCCAGGCCCATGTGCCTGTTTCTTTTCTACATTGGTTTTGATATTCAAGAGAGAACTTACATACTTCGTATGCTTCATGTTCTCTTTCCTCGTAACCTATGAATATTGGGAGTGTTGAGGTATATTTCAAGTTGTTTCTCCAGTTCTCTAATTCGTGCCATACCTTTATTCCTCACTTCGTAAGGATTGATAGACTCGAAATCACCATGTTCATACTTAGACTTAACTAGAGCCCAAGGAAATGCTGACTTTGTTATCTTCTTAGTTGAGTATATTAACATAGGCACTCTAAGATATCTTGCTATCCAAGCAGTGGAACCATGATATCCTACAGCAATAAATGCCTTTTTATATTTATCAACTGCATCTGCAATACCATCTGTGTAATCACAATGTACAACATCCATGCCCCACTTAGTTTGAATAGTGTTCTCTATGTGTCTCCACTTTTCAAGACCAACAGGATCTTTCCATTGCTTACCAGGATCATACTCTTCAAACTGTTGTTTGTGAGTAGCAGTTGTGTTCATAACAACATAAGGTTTTGATATATTAAGATTCTTTACTCTTGCAAACCACAGATTATGAAAACTAGACTCGTCATCATAGTTATCATGGTTGTAGTCTAAATTTTTATTGAATGACTGTTTTAGATACACATTATGGTATGGAATTGGTTTGCATATTGACCAAAGGTACTTAAACTTTGTGTCTAGTGTATCAACATCCTCTGGTTTAAATTTTTCACCTCGTTTATGCATCCAATGCATATGTAAGGTTACATCATCACAGTTCTTCTGTGCAATATTATGTGCATAACAAAGAGGCGAGATTATGTCTCCATAACCTATCTTGCCTTTCCAATTAATTGTAATCATACAGAAAAGCTCTCTCCACATCCGCAACCAGCTGTTGCCAAAGGATTATTTACTTTGAGAAACGAACCACCAAGCTCTTGAACATAATCAATTGTTGAACCAAGTACATGCATTTCACTAACAACATCAATCACAAAGAATAGTTCTCTATTATCTGATGGATCATTACCAATACTCATCTTATAATCTGAAGGATCTGGGTCATCTATAAACTTCCAAGCATACTGAAACCCACTACATCCTCCACCTTCTACACCAAACCAAACGTATTGCTTACCACTATTTATGGCTGCATTCTGAAGATAGTTTTGAGCACTCTGTGTTAGCTCTATTGGACTTCCTACCATCTCTCCTCCTAATATGGTGGAGGTTTCTGTTGCCAGGTACCTCCGGACCCCGATCAATTAAGCTGCAAGAGCTAAATCATCAGATGCAAAATTATCGTTTGCATTTATTGTTTTGATCTATTAAGCGATCAACCTCGTAACTCCAATTTGCTATTTACTACCAGTCGATCCTAACACACCCCCCAGAAATTCACCATGATGAACTTTTGGTGGAGGTGCAGGGATTTGCACCCTGGTCCTGTCTAGCTTTCGCTCCTCTTCAACATTACGATATATTTATCCTTTAGTTACTACACAAAGTCAACAAGCAATCCTTCATGAAACATTTCAACAGGATGTATCTTACCATAGTACTCATTAGATACCCAAGCCTGCTCTTCTTCTATGAAATCAAACCAAGGACACACACCAAGAATAACGTTAATTCTTTTGTATTTTTCATCATTTTTTCTTACTACAGCATGCGGTTGTCCTGTATCAAAATGATACATATAGCCGGGATGCATATACATTTCTTGCATCTCTGTTGCTATCATCGTACTTTCATCAAAGTATAAAGGTATATTAATACGAAAGTTCATATAGAAGGATTCATCACGATGCCAGTGCAAATCACCAGACATCATCTCAACAATTCTACCTCTGACAATCGTACGAGGTATTTTACTAAACACCTCACCAAGGTATCCACTTTGGCAAGCAGGAGTAAGTCTGTTAAACCCGAGAGCATCGCTATAGGTGTTCTTGCCAGTCTGGTTTTGAGCGGATGGATTATAGGTCCAGGAATAATAATATTCTCTTTCCTCTTCCCAAACTTCTTTTGATACAATACCTTTTTCATGAATGAAGTCCCAAGCAGGGCCTGCACCATGATTGTTTACTATTTGAAAGAACTCTACACGTAAGTCTTTGATATTGACTTGCTCAAATATGTAGTTGCCTCTCTTACCAGCATACATCTCTGGTGGTAGATTGTATTTTCTGTTACCTAATGTTTGACAATTAATATCTATATCACTTTGTTTGAAGTCAGGATTGTATGTGATAGACAACCCACCAAGCCTCTCACTACGAAGATCTTGTTCACCATATCCTTCACCAAAGTTGGCAATCAAGAAACCATGCCATCCAAAGTTATCGAATGCTTCTTGAACAGCTTTTTGCATTTTAGATATAGGTAGATTACATTCAAGCCTGTATATTTTATATGGCCAGGCCCAAGCTCTCTTAACAGTTTCAACTCTTTCTTCGATGTCAGTTTCTCGTCGAATGAAAGAGTCTACTGTATCGACATCTGGAATGTCGCTTTTGTAAAACTTAATTGAAGACATAGATCTGGTTCTGCATACAATACAATGTTACATCAGGATCTTTATCAAATAATTTTGCTTTGATCTCATATTCATAGTCTCTAATGAACCCACTGGCATATTTAGTCATACAACCAGATGGTTCAAAACCATACTTCTCACAGCAAATCCTGAATGCCTCTTTAGGTGAATGACCTGCCCGTCTATAGACAAGGACATCCACCTTGAACTCCATAGGTCTCTTAGTCATGGTTATCTCCCATCTTCCCATTCTTCGAGATCATTGAGAAAATCATTGATCTCATCTAGTGGAATCTGATGAACAGAGTGCGCATCTGCACACATTACAACATAATTAGCTAAAGTATGTGGAATTTCATTGTGGTCTTCAAAGTTGTATTTCATAATCTCTCTCCTTATATTATTATAGTCCTATACTTCTACCACAAAGTCAACATGAAAAAAAAATAAAAAAAAATAAAAAAAAAGCGTTTTTGATGTTGACCTTCTCGTGGATATGTAGGATAGTAAGAGAATGATAAAGGGAGTTAACAACATGGCTTACATTTTTGATGACAACACTTTCTCAGATCTCTACAAAGAGGCATATGGTAGCCGTCCTAGCCAGGACAATGAGTACTACTCATCTGCTCCTGCAGAGAAGGACAGAATCTGGAGATATCTTTGTGATGTCGCAGATGAGGTCCAAGAGGAAGATGCAAGGCATGCTTCCTTTTGTGTCGCTGAGTTCGAAGACTTGGTCGTAAAGACCATTAGTCTTGGTGCTGGCGATAGAGCTACTGCTCTTCGTTGGATTACTCAAAACGATGAGTTTGAGCACATCCAAGATGTGGAACACTTTGCTTGGGAGCATAACATTCTGTTTACTCCATATGGCAAACAGCTCGTAAATGAGCTGATGGACATCTATAAACTTTAGCGTTGACCGGAAATGGAAAACGTGTATACTGTAATAATCAGATAGTGCAAAGGAGATAGACATGGCACATGAGTTAGAAATTGTAAATGGAGAAGCACAGATGGCTTATACAGGAGAAGTTCCATGGCATGGTCTAGGTGTGAAGGTTGAAGAAGATCTTTCACCAGCTGAGTTTCAGAAGGTTGCGGGTCTCGACTGGAATGTAGTTGAGCGTCCTGTGTCTGCTGAGTTCAATGGCAAGCAGATCTTTTCTGGTCATAAGATGTTGATTCGTGAGACTGATGGAAAGCCTCTAACTATCATCACTGGTGACTGGAATCCAGTTCAAAACTCTGAAGCGTTTGAATTCTTCAATGAGTTCTGTGAAGTTGGAGCAATGAAGATGGAAACTGCTGGTTCACTGAAAGGTGGACAGTGGGTCTGGGCATTAGCTAAGATGACTGAACAGTTTGAACTGTTTGGTGGAGATCAAGTAGAAGGATATCTTCTATTCTCTAATCCACACATCTATGGTCGTGGAATTGATATCCAACAGACAATTACTAGAGTTGTTTGTAACAATACTATTCAAGTTGCATTGAATGGTGGTTCTAAGAACAAAGTAAGGTTCAATCATCGTCGTGTATTTGATGCAGACTTAGCTAAAGAACTTCTTGGTCTTGCTTCTGATAAGCTACAGAACTTCAAAGATATGGCTCAGTTCTTAGGTACAAAGTCTTACAAAGACGATATTGTAAAAGAATACTTTGATGAAGTATTTCCTGGTTACAGTAAGAAGACTGAAGATCGCAAGCCTTCTAAGAATGCTCTGAGAGCTTTTGAGGTGCTTGAGACCCAACCTGGTGCAGAGTTTGCAAAAGGTTCATGGTGGCAAGCTCTTAATGCTGCTACATATCTTGTTGATCATGAGATTGGCAAGTCTCAAGAAGCTAGATTAACTTCTAACTTCTACGGAGCTAACAAACAGCTTAAAACTCGTGCATTAGAGAAAGCTCTTGAATATGCTTCGTAACATTATTCTAGTCGGTGCTTCAGTTGCTCTTTTGAGCACTGAGGCTTTGGCTGGACCTGATCCTTGTAATGTAAGAAAGACTACCACTGTCACAACTGATAAGAATGGTAAAGAAACTCTTACAAGCAAGATCACTGCTGATTGTGGATTTGATGCTAATGCTCTTGAAAGAACAAGAAAGCTCGAAGAACAATTGCAAATCATTACTGGGCGATTGGAAACTATGGAGAAAGCAAATGCTCCACAACCAGGACCTAAAGTGTATGCACAACCTGTAGAACCTGTACAGAGAGTTGTGTTGTTGGGCCCTGTTGACAAAGATCCGCTTTTGATAGACTATAAAGGTAAGAGAGTACCTCGTTGGAATACTAAAGCATTCTTTCGAGGTCTGGTAAAAGGCTTTCGTGAAGGGAGTTCATAATGAATAAGCCGCTAATGATTGGAGTATCTGGTCTTGCATTATTGGGACTTAGTGCTTGTGGTTCTACTAACATATCAAGTTTAGAAGAGACACCACCTTATGGTGCTAAAGCTCTGTATGCATATAATGTCAAAGCTAACAAGGAGCAAGTTGAGAAGATTCCTGATTGGTATCTCAAGCCTCCTAA